CGCAGAGGCAGAGGAGGACGTTGTAGATATAAAAGACGAGAGTCTTGAGGATCTACCTCCTCTTGTTAATTCCCCTCTGGTAGAGGATATCAAGGCACAAGGCTTTACCCCATTAGCCACCATGCCGAGGAAAGTCCACGCGCCCACTGTGACCAACATTGTAGCCTCCAAGTTGAGAGGGACTTTTGCCCCATCCCTTTACGCGCCTACTATTCTTAGACCCACTACAATAGATGGAGTCTTAATTGACCCCATGCTTAAAGCCAGGGCCAAATATGCTAAGACCCCAACTCCCATTAATCCCTTTGTACTTCAGGGGGTCGAAGATATGCTCTTTAGGAAGCTGGTCAACGACTCTATTTTCGGTCCCGCATGGGACAAGCCCCGAGTGTTCACATTCAAGGAAGCTTGCGAAGGTATTCAAGACACGCTTTACTTCGATGGTATTCCTCGGAACACCAGCGCAGGGTATCCTCTTTCTCTAGACTTACCCAAAGGAGCGAAGGGGAAACAACATATCTTTGGGGCTTCAGGTCCCTATGACTTCGAAAATGAGCACGCCAAGAAGCTAGAGCGTGAGGTTCAAGAAGGAATTGCCCTAGCTAAGGAAGGGAAAAGGGGTCTCCACATTTATACCGATTTCTTGAAAGATGAAAGGAGAGAGGAATCCAAGGCCAAGGCTGGAAAAGCTCGTATGGTTTCAGGGGCCCCGCTGCTACACACGGTTATGATGCGGATGTATTTTGGAGATTTTGTTCGCCACATAATGGAAAACCGTATCAAGAACGGCATAGCTATCGGAGTCAATTCAACAGCTGAGTGGGATGATCTTGCAAAATTCCTGAGTTCCAGATCCAAGAAGGAACTCGAGAACATCATAGCTGGGGATTATTCAGGCTTTGATGGTTCCCTTATCAAGCAATTTCTTCTAGTCGTTTTGAACTTAGCCAACAGATGGTACAATGACGGCCCAATTAACAAGAAGATTCGGACTGTCCTTTTCGAAGAGATAGTCAATTCCCGTCACCTTTGTGGAGATCTTCTCTACGAGTGGTTCGGGAGCAATCCTTCTGGGTGCTTCCTTACTGCCGTTCTCAACAGCCTGGTCAATTTGGCAGCCATATATGTGGCGAGTACCATTTGCATCGTTGGGGAGGACGAGTTCATGGAGAGAGACTGGCTCCACTTTGATTGGGACACTTTTGGAAGGAAGCTTATGTATGACGTCACTGCTGTGACCTTTGGGGATGACAATGTGATAGCTGTTTCAGATGAGGTCAGGAATGTAATCGACCAGAACAAGTTAACCAAAGCGATGGCTGTGATAGGATTCAATTACACCCCCGAGTCGAAAGTTGAAGGAGATTTGGATAGGCCTTTGAGATCCATTTCAGAGATTAATTTTCTAAAAAGGACCTTTGAAAAGAATACTTCAGACGGAAGATACACGTGCCCTCTTTCGCTTGAGGTCATCCTAGAAATGCCTCAGTG